TAACTTCCTGCGAATATGCATCTTGAGCAGTAAACGTATAACTTGAACCAATGCGTCTTAGCAATCCTAATACTGGAAATTTAAACTGAGTAACATCAGCAGTAAAGTAAGCTCTAAACCATCCGTAGACAGACGAGCCACTTGCAAGTGTAGGAGTAGAAGATAAAGTTAATGACGTTGGCTGTCCAGCTGCCTGAACAACAATATCTTGGTCAACGGTCAATGTACCTTGATATGAATCAAAAGTTTGGAAAATTGGATTTTTTCTTAACTGTAAGGCTACAGTAGCTGTACCAGCTGCACCAGTGGTCAACCTAGTTGGATATACTTGAACGCGGTTGCGAACACGTCTACCTTGAGAAGAAATAATTTCTTCTTTTGTTTCTAAACCATAAATGATTTGTGGCCTATCAACTAAAACATCCATTTTAACTGAAGTACCAGTAATCGAGTTCAAAGATTTATTTAAGTACAATCTATTATTGACGCTATCAACCCAAGTAACTTTAATTCCTTGATCTACAATGTCGCCAGTCAATAATGTGGCACCCATGTAATAGTCATTAATTTCTGGATTGTTATCGTAAGGAGCAGTTTCTGCAACAACGATGTAAGGATCAGAAGCTTGCGATTCAGCTGCATTAACAAGAATTCTATACTTTGAACCATATACTTCAGAAGCTGCAGGCGATGCATAGCTGTACAAACGAACCGTACCTCTGTCCCCGCCATCAATGTAATAAGATGCGCCATACTTAGTAATATATTGTGAATACGAACCTGACCCAGGAACCGTGTTACGCAATCTTTTTAAGTTAGATTCTGAGTTTGGATAACCAAATCTATTTTCTGATCCACCACCATATACTAAATACGTAATTGGTAATGTGGCATTTCCAAGAGAAGATACTTTTAATTGATTAGATGCTCGTAGGTGATGAACTCTAACCCAGCGCGCTTCACCATTCGATACTGGAACATATGCAAGAAACAGAGCACCAACAGCACCGTACCATGAAAATTCAATTTTTTGCATGACAACTTTACCGAAGTCAATATTCCAAATTGATTCATTTGAAACATTACCAGAAGTATTATCGTCAATTACGTTTTCACCAGGAAACTTAATTGTGTCATCGCCTGAACCAGTTCTTACTACATCTGAATATAACACATCATGTGCTGTTGTGGTTTCTGTATTTTCTACGCCATTTAAAAAATCACCAGAAAAGCGTGAACGAGGGATTCTATATTCATATACTTTGTAATATTCTGGTTTGACGTTATGCTTAACCCAGTCTTGCCAAAGCGTATTAACAGCATTTATTTCTGTTGAAATTCTAACAAAAGCCTGTGAAGCGCTTTCCCCTGACCCTTTAGATGTATTAATATATCCAATAGGTGTATCTAAAACATTTCTGTCAATGTCAAATGATCTCTTATACGGAAACATAATGTCACCGGTGCCAGTTACTCCAAAGGTAGGAAAAATAAATGGCACTGGTGTTCTGAGAATATGCGTCCCAGATAAAGAACCAAGTGTTATGGTTGTAGACCCTTGCCCTTCATTATCTAACTCTGACAACTCAATCGTATAGTTTCCAGATCCGTCTACAGCAGATTTATTAAATACTCTATAAATTGATGTTTTTGTTAAACCAGAAACAGCACTTGTTTCTTCAGTATGATAAGAAACATATTGGCCATTTTCTAACTCACCGTCTGCAGTGTTTAAAGTAATTTGATTAGAACTGATTGCTGAAATTGAATGATCAGTTTCTTCTAACAATAAAGATGGATCATACATTGCGGCATGAACATTAACCAAACCATCACGCATAATTACTAAATCGCCAGCTGTACCATTTGCATTGGTAGATGAAGGTGGTTCGCCTGCTTCTCCAAAGTCATCAATTTGTTGTCCAGCTGCCGTGCCATAAGGAATTGGGTTATCTGTAATAACAGCCTGTGTACGTCTAACAACTACAAGTTGATCGCCTTTACCCGTATCTCGGGTTTCCCAATAATAACCATCAAATTTATCAAAGATACCATACTTACGAATTGCAGGATTTCTGTATTGATCGTCTGCTTCTCCAGGAATCACTGATGTTTTAATACCAAAGGTGGCTGAAGAAACCCTTCCAGGCTGATATCTAAAAAATCTTTTTGAAGTTAAAACTGCACTTTTATCTGCTGGTGCTTCAACCAATGCGCCCGATTCTTCTGGAATATGCTTTAAACCCCAGCCTTGCACTCCATCAAATCCTTCATAAGAAACATCATCTGAAGGAGAAATGTCTTCTCTAATTGCAGGGGTATTTGACCATTCACTAGGATTTACATCATACGTATTGACGTCAGCAAAAATACCTAAAGCAACTTCGGATCGAGGTATTCCTAATAATGAAAGCGCAACTTCGGATGCAATTTTGTTTTGTTCAACGACTGGAACTGGAGGTTGATCCGTAGCAAGCACAACTGGAATTGATTTGCTTGCTGGTTGCTGCCCAGGAGGAACCGGTGCAGTACGACCTACAACAACTACAGCAGCATTGTTATTTACATTAGTTAAGCTAGACATTAGTTAATTCTTCCTTTGGCAATAATGAATGTTTTACGAATAGTTACATAACCAGTTTGCTCGCCATCAACTGCTCCATTCAAATCTGTTTCGTCTGGCAATTTTACTTTAATTTTTTTCAAAAGTCCATCTTCAATCTTATCAACAACAGTTCCTTCCGTATTGGTAATGTCTGGCGTTGATGAATGGTCAAATATTTTTACAATATCATTGACAACAAACGTCGTAAAATCGGTTTCATCCTGAAGCGTAACTGTAATATACTTATTTATACCATCAACTGAAAACTCAGAAGCTTCAATAGGAATTCTTTCACCTTCATCTGTATACGTATATGTTGTAGCTAAAATCCTATAAGCTAATCCAAGTATTTCTTCTCCTGCGACTAATTCATCACCATGATCAGTAATAAGCTTTGAAAGCGTTGGGAGTTCTGCAATATCTGATGCAAGTACTTTAAATTGAAAATAACCAGAATTCCTACCATAGTCTCCAGTATTTGGAGATATGAAATTGATAAATGGTTCTCCAAACTGCGTATTAGTATATGAATCTTTTAGCTCTTCTGCATTATTAACCTGTGTTAACATATTAATTGTTGAGTCTAATGTTACAGCAGTTCCAGGTATTTCATTTCCTTGTTGATTTAATCTGTTTTCAGATCCAAGGTACGATATTACTCCTCTTTCAATATACAAATAAGACGGTGAAATATAATCAACGCCTGGCTCAAGTATAATGTTAACTGCATTGTAATCAGAGTCCATGGTATCTGGACTTGGAAGAAACTCGTTATCTGGTCCCATCAATAAGTTTGGTGATGATAGCAAGTGAGCTGATCCATAAATCAATAGACCAGATCCACAATTGCGCACCGTGTTACCAACAATTGTTCCAATTCTTGAAACGGAAACATCAACTGGATTTAAAAAGTTTTCAAATAAGTTATTAGTGATTGTCATGTATTCAGCTGAACCGCCATAAATTGGAGATAAGTTTTCTCCAAGATATGATGTACCACCGCCGTCAACAATTTCACAATCTTGTACTCTGAGGTATTTAGTATTGAATGAAAAAATGCCACCGCCAGTTGAATTAGCAATTCTCATTGAAATAAAGTTAACATTTTCACCATTAGGAATGTTAACTAAATAAGTTGCTGAAAACTCGTCATATCTGGTATTGCAAATAAAATTACCATCAATAGATAAATTTCTAAAAAATATATTTTGTGGTGCAGCTTCTAAAGGTACAAAAATGTTACCTCTTTCATTTGTTGCTGAAGCATCATCCCAGTAATCAAAGTTCCATGGGATTTGTTTAATTATTGTTTGTTTACCAGAACCGGATATTTCAAAGTCAGAAGGAACCTTTAATTTTGACGAGTAATAAGTTCCATTTGGAAATTCAGCACCTAAAAGATTAAGCTCTCTTTGATCGTCAATAAACTGTTGAATGCCTTGAGTATTATCGTGAACAAACTCTACTTTACTATTTGTATTTAAATCATAGTTAGCATCTAGAATAATTTTATTAGATCCTTGAACTTCATCGACAGTTCCAAAAATCCATCCTTCTAACGTAAGATTATTACCGCTCAATGGAAAGTGAATCATTCCAGAAGTTTCAGTATATTCTCCGCTTTGATTTTTTGTTGACCACTCTGTATTAGCAAATCCGCCATAGTCAACATAAACTATATTAGTTGTAGCATTTCCTAATGCATCGTGTCCCAAAACATCTATAAGAATCGATTGACTTAAATCATCGCTTGTTGCTCTATAAACTAACATTCCATATTCTACACTAGACCTAGAAAGTCTAAGCGATATGTGATTATCAGTATTAAATTCAGACGCTAATCTGTGTACAACGTTTCCGGATATTTTTCTTACCGCAGAAACCTTTCCGTCTGAATATCTAAATTGTGTAATCCAGTAATAATAAGTATTTCCCGTACCGCTGCCGACTTTAGTTGCAGAAGCAGCTGGAGTTGCTGCTGGTGTTGATGTACCAGGAATTGATGCACCAAACAATTTAAGTTTTTGACCTTTTTCATATGAAGAAGCATCAACAATAACACTTAATACGCCAGTATTACTAAAATAGGAAATTGTTTCGCCTACAATAAACTCATCTGTTTCGTTTTCAAGCTCAACGTATATTGAATTTCCTTCAACTCGAGTAACCGTAGCCGTGACATTAGATTGGCTACCAGTAACTTCATTACCAATATTAAACTCACCTTCCACAGTGACTAATTTTAAAATGACATTTGTAGTAATTACTAACTGATTGTTTACTGTTTCTGCAGTACCTCTGAAAATATCTCCGTCGCCTGAAACCCCGTATTGTACACCAAGTTCAGAAGAAATTATTTTACCAGATATAAACAGGTTTCTTGCAGTGATGTCACCGCCACTGAGGTTTAAGTTTGCACCCTGCGATTGTTCGCCTACCTCAATGTTACCTTCAATTATTAAATTTTGCGAATTATTTGGGCCAAGAATTGCTACTAAGTCACCAGCTTGATTAAAAAGTCTTAATCCATTTTCAGTTGAAGAAGACTGAACTCCAGGCGTGACCAATTTATCAGTCATTGGCACTGAGCCGTCTCTTTCTAATTTTTCTACATTTAAGTTTTCAAAATTAGAATCGCCTTCAGCATTGGTTAAAGGAGATCCTTTGACTAGTCGTTTAATGATAGTTGCCATTTTTTATCCGATTTTAATTTTCCATGAAACATTTAAATAATCAGTTGCCGCCTTTTCAAATGGATCATTAATGATTGCACGACAAAGCAACTTTTGTGGTGAAGAGCTTGAAAAAAGACCTACTTCATTAATTGTACCAGTACCAACATTTTCTGCAAAGGTTGTAGTATTTATTAAAACATTGGTATTGATACTATCAATAAATTGAAATCTTATATCTTCATTTGATAATAATTGCTCCATGTCAGTATCTGTGTCAGTTGCTGGTGTGCTTCCTGAACCAATTGCTATAGATGAAATAGTTTCAGTATCATTAATTAACTTTCTAACTATTAAGTTTTTGCCACTTACTGTAGTCAAATTATTAATAGTTGTTTTATGTTTAACAATGCCTTCGCTTGAAAATAATTCAATATCAACTATCCCAACTACTGATAAACTTTCTTTCATAACTTACTCGCTATTTGTCCAAGTAAAGATTTAATTTCGCTAATATCATTTTCAAGATTATCTAATCTTTTCTTTTGACTTAACATAGATTCTCTTTTCTTTTTGTATTTATTATAGTCTTCAACTGATGCATTGATGATTGCACCGCTTTCCTCAACGCGGTGCAATCCAGAATGATCTTTTACTTTAATTAATTTGCTCATTATGCAGTTGCTACAATAATTAAATCTTTCACTCTTGGTATTGCTGAAGAATTATTTGATCGCATCACAAGCTTAACTGATGCAACATTAAATTCTTCTAGGTTTTCAACATCAAATGAAAAATCTGACATTCTTCCATTACTATTTGCAGTACCAGCCTGTTTCCACAAAACCCTTTCAAATTGATCTGCAGAACTATTTTGAGAAACTCTATAATAAACATCCACTGAAGCACCAATTGGAATTTCAGCAGCAAATCTAATGTTTAAATTTTTTGACTCTGCCGCAGAACCAGTTAAATTAATTTTACGTGTCATATATTTTGCTGAAGCAGTTCCTTCAACCGCAACTTCATCAATATAATTATCATATATCTTAACATCAATATTATTACCTGCGCTTTCATTAGTAAAGTTAGACGCAGTCAATATTTCTGATCCATCTTCAGCAATAGCTAATATTAAATGATCGCCATCGTTGCTAACTGATCCTGAAACGTTTATATATTTTCCAGCTCTTAAAGATTTAAACGTAGATTGAATGCCGCCATTGCTTGAAGTAATGCTAGATCCGTTGAATGCAATTGCATCGCTTAAGGAAATAATTTCATAGACATCAAAATCACCATCATCATTGCTACCAACATAATTGTTGTTCAAGTAAGTAGGATTATTGATTCGGTTATTTACTGCAATCAAAGAAACTCTTGCAGTATCAATTGCTGGAGAAAGCGAAGAGTTATTTGTTGACATATTTGCATTTAAATAAAATGATTTTTGTGAAGCCAAATAATTAGTTTCGTTTTCAGGAGAAGCAATCATTCTTGGATTGACAAACTCATTATTATCGTTAGCAATAACTGGAACAAATGTTGCATCTTGCACACCTGCAACCTGTGAACCATTAACAGAAGCGCCACTGATTGTTTTTACGCTAAAGTCTAATGATGTATCAGAAAAGTTTTGAAGTTGTACAATTGGCTGCAGCGTATCAAATTGTAAATTACGAGTGCATTTTATATTACTTCCGCCAGTTCTTCCAGTTACCCCAGCAGCAGATTCAACGCGTATAACAAATGCATCATGCTCTACATGTAATACATCATGAACCGTATTCAATTGAGTAGAACTAATATTATTATACGTTCCAGTTAAAACATTAGAAATTGTAACCTTTGATCCAACTGCTAATCCGTGATTTCGTTGAAACACTCTAACTAAAGAAGAACCAAGTCTAGTAAAAAATGGATCATTATCTAAAGTAACGTTATCTACCCTAGAATTAACAAACATTGCTGATCCAGCAGTTTGAAATTCTGCAATATTAATTCTAAACATTAAGTCTTCATTTTGATGTGCAGTCCAAGTAGAAGCATTTTGAGACTTAAATAAAACACCAGCATATGGCTGTTCTGAAATTAATCTTGGCGTTGGACCAGTTACATCAATTCCTCCAAGCTCAGAGGTCCAAATATGATAGTTGTTTGAGTTAGACAAAAGAACAACGCAGTATTCGCCTACGTCTTGTACGTAAACTGGCGACTTCATGTAAAACTTCGTTGGTTTATCTGGTGCTAACCATACGCCGCCTTCAACCTCTACTAGGTTTTCTGACAACCCATATCCTGATGGTTGATTTTCATCTCTAAGCTCATAAGGATATAGTGTAACAGTAGAAAATGGTAAAATATTTTTTCCTGGATATCCATTAACCACTTCACGAATTTGCATTGTAATAGGTTTTACTGGATCTACGGATGCTATCCAAATATCAACTGACGTAATAAACGCACCGCCTCTGTTTTGTACAAGGAAGGTTTGCGCAAGAGGGTCATACCAACCAGTGTCTCTGATAAGTCTTCCAACTCGTTCATCAGTAACAATAGTTCTTTCATCAGTAACAACAGTTCTTACAACTTCTGCATTTCGCACTGAGTTATAAGTTGCTTGCCATGTTTGAAGAACACCTTCTGCATGGTAGTTACCAAATCCTCGTGTACCAGCAGTCAAATCATTATTTTCTAAATTATCAATTAGCTTAAACTCACGATTGCCTGTTTGAAACTTAATAGCATCTGTGTTAGGAATATCAAAGACACCAGCTACGTCTCCTCCAAAGTTAGCTACTAAAGAGTCTCCTTGTTGCGTAGGTGCCCAGTTTGTAACTTCACCTTCGGCTCCAGAAACAGAACCTGCAATAATATCGCCTGGCAAAAACGTTCCGCTAACATTAACAATCAAAGCTGATCTTGTAGTACCTCCTGGCTGTACTTCTTGAAGTACACATACGCCAGTTGATGGAGAAGTCAAAGCTGAAGAATAGCTAACACCACCACGTTGCTTAACGTAAATTACATCACCCTTATTGTAAGAAGTTTGAGTGTTTCCTTCAAATCTTCTAGCAGGTTCATCATTGTCTTGACCAACATTGGTTTCAAAATCAAATTTATCAATGTCTTCTGCATCATTAGGATTTAATCCTTTGAATGTCAGTCTTGCCGCAGGAGTAACATATTGTGAAACATTAACTTCATCAAAGAAAGGATAAACAATGGTTTGAAGCTTTAATCCTCTAGCCAAAAAGACAACCTTTCTAGATCTGATATAAGGAATAACTGATGTTGAAACTACTCTATCATTAACAAACTCTTTGCTGAAAGTTGCTCTAACTTCAGTGTTAATACCAGTTCTAGTTTGTCCTGATCGATTTGCAACAACTTCATATGTAAGAACACGAGCACCAGGCCTATTATTAATAAATGCTCTTTCAGCAGCAGTAAACGTATTACGATTCATCCAGCGCCCAACGCCCAAACCAAAGTCTGTTCTTGACCAGTCAGCAGCTCGTCGCATACGAGTACCAGTTACTACAGTACCAGTCCACTGTGTTTGCCATGCATTCCAAACAGAACCAAGAGTCCCAGCAGCTTCTTCTGATGCTAATACAGAAGAAAAATTTCCTTCAATGTCATTGATAACCTCTGGGATTCTTTGCGTTTCAATCCATTCATCTGAAGGAGGATTTAATTCAACACTACCGATAAATGTAAAGATTGCAAATGGATTAACGTTTTCAGGACGAGATGCATAGGTTTGCGAAATAAAAGATTTTTCGTTATACGGTAACGTAACAATATCGCCAGTTATTTGATAACCTTGCGCAGCTCTTTCACTATCAGTTCTAGCCTGTTCAAGTAACTTAACATTATTCATTACAAATGTTGGTCTTAACTCTTGCATTTCCATATCAATGGATGCTTTATAATCGGAAGAACCAACATCGCCTGTTGTGTGACCAGCAAAATTGTCAACAATAAAACCGTTTTTAAATCTATCAACACCAAATTCGTCAGGAACATCTAATGAAGAAGCTTGTTGTTCAAGCAATGACAAAGAAGTATAATATTCTAAGTTTTCTAATCGCTTTTCAATTTTTCCTATGTCTCTCATTGTATATCGACGGTTGTCGATTCTTTCGAGCTCAACATAATTTGGATTTAAAGTGTATGGTCCTAACGTTAAAGAAGCCATATGCATTGTTAAGTCTGGTGTTTCTGGAGCAGTTGCGCTATCGCCAGCCGTGCCAGGAATGACCACAAACTTACCTTCAATATCCAAAGCTACTTTATCAATTCTAGGAACATAGTATGTGTAATCGACTTCAGTTGTTGTTCCTGGCTTTGGAGGTAGAGCTAATGCAGATCCAACTCCAGTAAATCCTGAACCATCGTCGGCTTTACGAGGTCTAAAGTCCAGTACGTCTGCCAAATAAACAATTCCATATATGGACGAATATAAAGGTATATCTTCTCTACGGACAGTTTCATACGAATCAATTGAAAAGTAATCGCCAGTGGAGCTATGTGAAAAGTAATCAAAATAAACTCTTAACGATCCACTTGGAGCGCCAAATGATGGCTTTCTAATAATAGTAGCAATATCATAATGCGTATCTCTCTGCCCATCATCTAATTCAAAATAGCTTGTTACATCTACAGCGCCAGCTTCAGTAAATGCTCCAGTAGTAGGAGCCATCAAAACCTTTCTTAATCTATAAACGTCAGCCTTTCCTAAAGAAATAATTCTTTGCTCAATGTCTGCTGAAGTTGTTACATCAATAGACTCATATCTAACAGGTGTTTTAGTTTTTGGTGTAACCGTTACAGATGAATTTTTTATAACCGGGAAAAATACCGTATAAGTCGTAGACGGTGTCAATCCAGTAATAGTAAACGATTGATCATCTGCAGATACAACAAAGGATGTAGGAGTTACAAATGCGCTGCCCGATGAAGATACAATAACTTCTTGAATTTCTGTGTTAGGATCAATTCTAGCACCAACACCTGTTAGACCAGAAACTTCTGATAAGGAAACTGTCAATGATGTTGCAGATCCATCTGTTGTTGCTGTAACTTTTTGCATTACAGTATAAGACATTTCTGGAATAGCAACACTTGGTGTTTCATCTTTAACTGACTTAATAAAGCTTCTAGATAAAGGAAACACTGAGACCGAACGCGCAGGATCGTTAATTAAACTTCTGTGTATTTTATAAGCAACGTTTGTAGCTCCAGCACCAGACTCAGTAATAGCTAATGAGGTGTCAGAATTGATGCTATCAATTACATAATAAGATCCACTTACATCAATAATGTCGCCTTCACTAAAGTCTCGCGTAAACCTTGTACCATTACCAGTAATCGCAGTGCCTGAAACGCTTACGCTTCCCTGTGCATCTGCTTGCACTGCATTGAATGTTTCACAAGAAAAGCTAGCATTTGAAATAATTTTTACGTCAGTATCAAACGAAGCCCCTTCATTTAAGTTAATATCAAAAATGTATAGCCTAAAATTTGCGCCAAACCTTTCAAGACCTCTGATTCTTGCAGTACCGACTGCGTTTTCATTAGCATCTTGAAGTGTTACTTGCGCAAATGTAACAAAGTCAGGAACACCAATAAAGTTTCTAGTTAATACATAGCTACCGATTGTTGTTGCAATTAAGTCGTCATTTATTTGTCTAAACTCTCTTGCCTTATCAATTGTGACAAATGATGTTGAAGGTTTTTCTATTTCATATCCTCTAACATATGCCTTACCTGGCTCAATTGATACTACTAATTGATCTTCGCTGCCATTGATGTTATGCCCGTTATTAAATTGAGGTGTTTCTTCATATGTCCATACAATTGATCCATCAGTTACGTCACCAAATGTATGTGACGGAGCTTGTGAGCCAGCGTTTCCGCTATTTGCTGCAACATAATTAAGTCCTACCGATTCAACAATATCACCAATTAAATAAGAAGCACCTGAAGTCCAAGCACCACGGTTATTATCGCGTGCTTCTTTAGGAAACATTCTGAACGAAGAAAGGCTATAGTCTCCTGACTCATCATAAGTTCTACGGGCTAATTCTTTACCAATTTCAGAGTACTCTGTGGTTTGAACATGGTTTTGCTTGTCACCATCTTGAGATTGCAAAAGCTCAATAAAATTTTCATCAGTTTCTGCATCAATTGGAAGCTTTTGTAAAATTAATTCTACTTTGTATCTGTGCGCTCCAGGAGCACTAAAGTTAAATGAACCATTTGCATTATCGTTTAATGTTTCATCTTGCTCAGGCGTAACAATTGTTTCATCAACTCTTAAGCCAATTCTGTACGTAGGACTTGTATCGTATGCATCTAATATAACAATTTGTTTTTCTACTAAAGTAAAATATCCTTTGACAAAGTAAACACCTCGCTCAATTTCAGCTGCAGATCCAACACCTGTTGAGTTACTAACAGCTGAGTTTACTTTATATGTAATAAAATTTTGGTCATCTGTTTCAGTTACTACAACTGAAAGTGTTTCTGCATCTTCAAATACTTGTGATTCGTTATCAGCTCCAGATGAATCATATTCTATAAAAAGAGTTACTGGTGTGTTTTGAGTTTCAAGCTGATAATATTTTACAATTCCAGTAACGCCAGAAGACTCACCAATGATTTGCTTGCCAACCATTAAATTTACAGCTGCTTCTTTATCACTAATAGTTGTAGGTGATTCGGCAATTCCTGCGCTAGTAACAACAGAAGAAATGTCTCCAGTCAATTTTACAAATGATAAATTATTATTTAAAGAAATGCCGCCTGGGATAACCATTGACCCTTCTTTAAAAACGTGCTGCCCAAATCTATCGACTTGCTTTTGTAAAATCGTTTGTAATTGATTTAACTCTCTTGTTTGAACAGCAACCCCTGGACGAAATAAAACTTTTAAAAATCTTTTTTCTTCGTCGTAGTCATCAAAGTATGGAGCAGTATTAAAATTAATTGACATATTTTCCTCTATTAATACTCAAGAACGAGCGTGACAGTTTCAATTTGATTGCTAGTTCTATCAATCGGCGTCCTATTATTTATAAACAAAATATCGCCGCTATAAGGTTCAACTTCTGGATTAATTATTTGTATAACATTTGCAGTAGCACCTGATGCTGATATTATTTGTTCTATTCCAAAGTCTATATTATTAGACAACGTGTTATCATCTTTAATATATCTAATATATTTTCCATCAATCAAATCAACGTGAATTCCTGTTGCACCAGTTGTTTGACCATAAATTATATCATCTTCTAAAAATGAACCACTAATATTTCCAATTTCAAGAGTTTGTTTAGCATTCAATGTTCTTGCAGTTGCTAACGTATCTGTTCCAAAATTCAGTGGGTTTTCAATTAAACCAATTCTACGAAAGTCATTTTCTATTGTAAAGTCACCTTGCCCTTCATCGTATGCAAAGTTTAAATTAATTAGTACATACTTTGCTAAAAGCTCTCTTTCAGGTGAGGCGCCATGACCAATGAATGGTGAAATAATTGGTTCAATAACAGCTTCTGTTATTCCATTGGCAACCACTACTGCTCGAGCCTTTCTAAAATTTAGTCCACTTCTAGACGGAGCAACTTCTACATTTGTAATAGTTCCTGTCACCGAATCAGTTTCACCATATCCGTAGCAAGATGATTGTACCACAAAAGCTGTCCCAGCTGTATATCCTGATCCGCCTTTGACAATAACTATTTCTAATACTTGTCCAGCAGTTCCAGTAATTGCTGTTCCAAATGCAGTTTCCACAGCTCCAGTTGATGTAATTTGTCTAATCATAATTGGAACATTAGACTCTGGCGCATAAGGATAATCAGACCCTGCATTTAAAATGCTAGCACCTTGTATAACTCCACCAGAAACAATTAGATTACATGTAGCAGAACTGTTTTCGTCACCGTCTCCTAAAATATAAATTGGTATTTCAGTTTCGTTATCGGCTGATGCATTAAGAGCATAACCGCTTCCACCAGAAACTAACTTAAGATGGTCTATAGCACCAACGCTTGCCTGCGATTGTATAAAAGAGTCACTGCTGATAGGAAGATATTCTCCGACAGCAAATTTGCGAATCAATGAATCTGACAAAGTGAACATATATTTCCACTTATATCCATCTGATGTTTTTGTTATATTTGCAGTTGTATGAATAGGTTTTTGAGTTGAAGCTGCACCATTATTATTTGAAATACATTTATAAACCTTTTTTTCATCAGTATAAACATAAAATTGCAAATTTGACAAATCTTTATCATGAGCATATTCATCATAAACTGTATTTTGCGTCCAAGATATTTTTAAAAACCCTAAGGTAATATCCTTTTCAACAACTTTTTTCATAGCGGTCATATCATACCAAACGTCGTACTCAGCGCTTAAGTCATTAGTAACATTTGGCGGAATTTCATTAGTAGGATTCCATGGTTGCGGTCGACCTATATAGGCATAAAAATTAACGTCTCCGTTAATAACCGAATCTACAATTTTTTTAGCATTGTTGTAAGACGTTTTAGTTGTTATTGCTGATGTAGTCATTAGTTCCTCTATTATAGATCTTCTGATTCAATAACAGTATCAATTGTTTGTTGTGTAGCTACAGGAGAAATTACAGTACTTTTATCGAATGCGGTTTCACCAAAGTAATCTTCTGCAAAATAAACACCTGCAGGCTCAGTATAATCTTGTACAAATCCAAGAGCTGTATCAGTTATGCCAGGGCTTTCAATAAATGTAAATTCAACTGGATCTTGGCTTTTAATGTAAATAAAGTTGTTTTGAATTCCAACATTATATTTATTAAAAACATTAACATTACCAATGACTTCCATTCCAGCTGGATGAGCAAACTTTTTTAAAGGCTGTAACCACTGAGTAGACGAAACGGAGGTTCGTACTTCATACGAAAACTTTTGATAATACTTTGAATCTTGAAGAACAATGCCTTCAGAAAGTTGCCCTTTAATACCTTTATAATAACCACGGTAAGTGCCTAAGGCTCCATACTTGATTTTAACTTCAGCTCCAGATCCAGACTCACTTTCAATAACAATGTCTAAATCCTGAGCTTCTTGAAGAGTTAAATAACCATAGTCACTTGCAAGTACTACATTTTCAGTAATAAGACCATAGTTAATAAACGGAGGTTCACCTGTTTGCGTAATTAGGCCGTAGTCTTCTTCTAATTCATATTCAAAAAATACAAAATCAATTAAAAAATATGGCTTAGTCGTGTTAGTAGCAATAACTGAAAATGGCGTATTACCAGATCCAAAATCCGTTAAAGTTGCTCCTAATATTCCACCGTTCTGATCAATACTATCTACATATGCCACAAAGGACATGCCTTCATAGCCGCTTAAAGTAATCTTATCTCCGACCTTATAATCAGATCCTTTTTGCAATATATTGATAGCAACTACGGATCTGTAAACTTCAGCCGTTAAGGTTTCGTCCGCATATATTACCTTATGATCAATAAAGGTTCCAGTAATTGATTGTGGTAATAGTTTTAATTCATATATGACTTGATCTGCATATACCTTTCTTTCAACTCTATCAACTACTGCTTGAGCATCAGATCCTACTTGAAATATTCTTTTTCCAGAAAAGTCGTTAGGATCTCCTATTAAGCGAGTAACTCTAAGAACTGTATCAACTATCCAACGACCATCTGAAGGAATAAGTACTGCTTCCCATGGATAAAAAATTTCAACTTCATCGCCAAAAAAAATTCTAAAAAAAGTTTTAATTGATTCTTCAGAACCTTTTGATTGCCATATTTGAACTATCTTATCATAAAATATTTTTGGATCAACTTCATAATTTCTTCTTGATAAGATTCCAAGTTCTCTTTTAATGTATTCTGCAAACTCAGGATCTTGTTTTCTAATATCTCTTTGAAGATATAGAGTATTTTGGTAATATGAAGATTTGTTTTGAGTTTCTAAATATTCAAAAAAAGACTTAGCAAAATCTATCAATCTAGGATAGTTTGCAATAACATGATCTGGAAATAAAGACTCAATTAAATATTTAACGCTAGGTTTATCCATGTCTAGGTACTAAATCGTAGTTTAATCCACCGGCTGATGAACCATTAATAGTCGGATCGCCAGAACCAGTTATAACAACATCATTCATATCTATACTGACAATATTGTTTCTTTTAGGAGCAACATCATTTGAATTTGGAATCACTGTAATTTCAATATATGGTCCAATGAAAGCTGATGGGTTAAAAGTTGTAAGAATGATTTTACCAGCTGCTGCATCTACATACCCTACATCATTAGCAACAGTAATTTGATTTACACCAGAACCCCTAATAACTCTTACTTTTCGCTCTCCATTTGAATCAATGTAATCCTGTAGTGTACACTGTTCATTATTATAAGTAAAAACAGTTGACCTATAAATGACAGGTTCGCTAGAGTCAGTATTATAAATCTGACTAGAAAATTCTAAATCATACCTTCTGTTTTGATTTAACGTTGGAATAAATCTTTTCTTTAAATAAACTCTTACTGTAGAATTAATAATAGAATTTTCACTAGTATCAATTGTATTAAGAATTGAAGAGTATCTAAGTACACCGTCAAATTTTTCTAGTTGTAAGTTATTATATTGGGTAATAGAGTTTCTTACTAAACCATTTATTTCGCCAAAGCTTAAATTAGTTTCAGAAGAATTTCTTTTATAAAAAACTTCTAATGCTACATAAGTGTATTGTGGATCAACAAATTCTGGAGTAATTGAAACAACCGTTTTTGGTCTTATAATATTATCAATAATAAACTCTTTATCTAAGGTAGAAATTGTTTCGCCAAATTGAGGAATTATTGATATGTATGCTTTTCCATACTGAGGAGGATCATTATCTTCGCCACCCCAAACTGTTATTGATTTAGCATTATTAAAATTTTCTAATATTATAGCTTTGTAATCATCTGGTGTAACGGCTCGGTTTTGAGCTGCAAAAGACAACGGCGCGTTGTATTTAATTGACTTAAGTGATTCCTTTGGAAGACCGCCAATTGATATTTCATTTGTTGTTATTGTTAAATTACTATTACCTTCAATAAGATCAACACTCGAAAACGCAACTGCGCCATTTGCATCAGGGCCTTCTGTGATAAGATATTTAATTTCTATCAAGTTACCATTTACTAATGCTTGTCCTAGTACTCCATCGCCAAATGTTATTTCATACCGCCCATCAAAGGATTCATTTAAATAATACACTGGAGAGGTTGCAGTAATTTGGTTTACGTTTTTTGCTAAAGTAAACGTTGTGTATGATGAAGAATTAACCGAATCGTATACGTTAACTTCAATTGTTGAGGTATTAACATTAACATTTGGTATGATAAACTTTTCTGAGGTATTAACATCAAAAATATATTCTGTTGATTTACTTTCACCTTGTATAAGTTCAACATCAGCAAAAAATGCATTTTCGGTATTATAAGATTTAGTAGTTACAAACTGATATATTGTGTTTTCAATTATTGAACTAAATCGATGTCCTTTGTTTATTGTTAAAACATTATTATTTGGATTGTTAACCTGTATTGAAACGCTTGCTTTTGCGCCAGTAGCCGATTTTGGAGTATATGATAACTGACGGGCATGACCAACGATTGAACCGCGTGACTGAGCTGTTTCTAAAAACGTTTCATTAATACCAATGTTTGCATTAACTGCATTATAGTGTGTAACATATGATAGCACGTCAA